TCAGCACAGGACGACAATATCGCCATCGGCCACCCGCTCAGACAGAGCGGTCAGCTTGCCGATGCCCTCCCGCAGGAACCGGCTCAGCTGTTCGAAGCATTCCTGCTGATCCTGCGAGAGGCTGAATTCGGACGCCATGGTATCCATCAGGTCAAGGCAGCACTGGTTTAGGAAACCGACCTCTAGCAGCTCCGCCCGCAGTCTCCGTCTAAGCATCTCGTTCATACCAACATCCCTATCTACTCCGCACATCAGCGGGGGACCGTAGCAAAAAGGAGACGTTGGTCACAATTATCAAAACGCTTAGGACTGGGGGAGCGGATAGCGCTCTTTGATCGCCTTGACAGCTGCGACCCAGGCCGACAGGTCCGGCTCTGTACCGGTAGCGATGGCGTCATACTCGGCCTCCAAGCGCAGCGGGTCAGCCTCGTCCCGGTATGCCTGCCGGCGCAGCTCCTGGACCTCGGCCAGCGCGTCGTCAGGGTGGAACGTAAGATCATCCAGGCTCACCCCGGCAGTTTCAGCGATGGCTGCCAGCGGGCCGTCCCACTCAGTGAAGAACGCCCCTTTGTAGAGAACCCGCTTCATCATGCGCTTGCTCCGTTGATGGTCAGGATGGGTGCGACGTGAATGCCTGGATCGACGAGGCCACCGAACCACGCCGGGCATGCAAACGCGATCTGAGCCCCTGCGGATGCGTATATGTACGGGCATGCGTTGTCATAGCCGTTGTATGACTGCATCGAGAATCGCAGATGTACCCATTGATTCGCAGGCAGCACCACGCCAGGCGCAGCGACAGCGCCATTGATCCAGAGCTTGTGGGTCGTATAGGGCGCCGAGGAGATATGAGCCGAGCCGCTTTCGACACGCAGCCACATGACCACCGTCGCCCACGCGCCCGCGTTGAAAACGGTCTTACTGCCGTTGGAACAGCACAGATACCGCGTAACCCCATCCGCGCCGGCCGAGCCAGTTGTTGTCTGCGATCCCGCCGTCAGAACGGCGGTGAAGAACTCGACCCCGTATCGAGACACTGACGTCCACGTCCGGCCCATTGCCGCGAGCAGCGCCTGCACCCGCGCATTGAGCGCCGGCCCGGCCCCGCCGTTCGTGCTGTTGTCGAAGGCAAACTTGCCTCCATCTGCAACGGTGGCGCCGTTCCAGCCGTTGAGAAACGAGCTTGGACTCCATGACGTTGTGAACATCGTAGCCAGAGGGTTGGCTGCGGTTCCCGCGAAGCGGCCCATGTCGGGCATCAGGTTCATGAACGGCAGAACGCTGAGCGCCGATTTCGCGGCCGATCCCAGCTCCGTCCACGCGCCGCTTTCGCGGGCATACGCTTTTCCGTCGCTCGGCGCGTCCGACATACCGCCCACCAGCTCGACCCACGCCGTGCCGGAATACTCATACGTCTTGACCTGCCCGCTCGGCGTCGTCTCGTTCGCGACCTGAACCCGCCAGCCCAACCTGGGCGGCATGTACTCCCAAATAGGCGTGGTCGCGCCAGTCGCCCACCAGCGGGCCAGGCGGTTCTGGTTCGCCCCGGCCCCGGTGAAAATGTAAGTGTCACCCTCGGCCTGGCCGCTGGTCGGCAGCGCGGCGACGCGGCCCTTGACCACGGGCTGGCGCAGGAAGTCATCCCACCGCAACAGACGCATCAGGTCGTTATAGTGCCCCTCGCCGGGAGCGCCGTTAATCAGTAGGCCGGTGTTCGGCCCCATCGTAAGACTCATGCGGAAACGCCTCCTAGCTCTTCGCCCAGCCGGAAACCGAGGCCGTGGCGCTCAATCGTGATGTCGTGCTGCTGCCAAGAATCGATGCCGTCGCGGGCACTGCGCAGGACAAGGCGCATGTCCTGGAGCGGGCCATCCGCCATGTCCTCGGCGAGTGGATAGGACCAACTGCTGCTGGTGAGGCCGGCATAGGTGCGCTTCAGCGTCGTGCCGCTGTAAACCTGGAGCGTCACCGTCGCCCCAGCTTCCGGGCCGATGTTGCCGACAGTGGTATCGATCAACTGGTCAGCTTGGCCGATGCGGTCGCGCTTCGCCCAGCTCACCGACAGCGCCCCGTAGACCTTCGTCGGGTACGCGCTGCCGTTGATTCGGAACTGGCCGGGCGGATACGGCTTACCCTGGCGCCCGGCCAGAGTGAGGCTGTCGGTGGCGGCCAGCGCCGGGGCGAGCTGGCCCTCGCTGGTGTTGGTCAGCAGCCGGGCCTGGAGCGTCACGCCCTGGCTGTAGACCGTCTCGTCCACCGCTTCGAACGTGTCATAGAACCAGACCCGAGCCCCGGCCAAGTGCTTGGCCGGCACGGTATCGGCGCAGCCGCGCGCCAGGGTGACAGTACCGCTGGCGTAATTGACCGCATCGACCCGGACGATTTCGTCATCCACCACGGCCGCCTGGCCGACAGTGACGTCCTCCAGCCGGCTGGCGTTCGTCAACGTGACGACGTTCGGACCGGCCGCCAGCGGCAGCTCGGCGGCGAGTAGTCCAGTCGGGCACCAGTCGCCGGTTCCTCGATCCACGAACGCGCCAGAACTGCCGACGCGGTCGGTCAAGGTGTAGCTCTGCGACAGGCTCGTCGGCGCCTCGGCCAAGGCTGCAAGGTACGACGCGGACACGTCCAGGAGCTGCAAGTTGGCCGGATCGATCACCCCGGCCAACTCGCGATATGGCGCCTCGATCAAACGCCGCACTGTGACCGCCCGAGGTGTCCGGTCGGGCGGAGTCCAGCCCGGTGGTGGCGGTGCCACGCCGGTAGTCGCCGGCAGATTGAACTGGTCTTGGACGACCGTCAGGGTGATCTTGCCGTCGCCGAGGAAGTTGTCCTCGATCCGGCCGACCCTGACGACGGTTTCGGGGATGCCGCGCCGGGTCGAGCGAATACGGAACGGCTGGCCTGGGTTCAGGCTACGGGCGCGGCGGTCGAATACACCTTTATAGCGCTTCAGGCCGGTTGTCTTCAGACGCATTTCCCGCTCACCGACTCGCCCGGCCAGCTCCCCGGTAGGCACGCCCAGGAACTCGATTTCCTCAGACGAGCGCCGCCCCTGCGACGCAGCGACCGCGTTGTTGTTGACGATGATTTGGCGCTGCGCCCCGTCGATCTGGTCGATGTACTTGACGATAAGCTGGCTCGGCGCGAGGGAGGTCGAGCCGGTCTTCTCCTGGGTGATCTCTAGGAGGCCGCTGTCCTCGTCGAACAGCGGCAGGTCTGCGACGTTGTAGTCGTCCCGCAGGAGGCGGATGCTGATTTGTCCCGTCTGACGGTTCGGGTAAACCTCAGCGCCGATATGCGATTTCACCGTCTCGCAGAAGTTCTTGAAGCTGTCGGACCGGGTCCACTCAAAGCACAGCCCGAAGCCTTCGGCATACAACGTGTCGGCAGCAGCCCGCCAGCTCGCCTCGTCCATTCTTGTGCGGGCCAGCCCCCGGAAGTCCCGGCCGGTGTAGACGAGATAGAGGATATGCGCCGGGTTCATCGCTTTGATCTGACCGTCCGCTAGCCAGACAAACTGCTTTTCGGGATACCAGGGGTTGCCGTCCCACAAGCGGTTCCCGCCTCGGCGCAGAATCTCCCACTTCTTCGGGTACGGGTTAACCGAAGTCACCAGGCCGGAATAGAAGCACGTGGTAACGCCCCGGAATGCCGGCACCAGGCCGCCGAGCATCGCCGCCAAGCGCGGCAGGACGCCCTGGTCTTCGTCGCCGAATAGGACATCCAGCGTCCCGTCGAGCCCGCCTTCGCCCTTGTCACCCCCGAACAGCTCAGGCGCATTGATGCGGACCTGTCCATTGCTGGTGATTGACCCTTTCCATGCAGTCTTACCACTCGCCCGGATGGCACAGACTTCATCGACCTTCTTGCCCAGGGCGAAATGGATGTCGAAGTAGTAGCGCCACCCGACCGTCTGAGCCTTGGGTTTAGCGCCCATCAGCCACCTCCCGGCGCGCGTGCTCAACCAGCTTGAGCGCAAGCGCGTCGCCAGTCGCGATCAACAGATCAGCGTCGATGCCGTCCTGCAAGAACGCCATCCAGTCCAGGCCGTGGCGCTTGAAGAACTCCCGCGCCCGGCCGTGGCAGTAGCCCTGTCGGGTCGTCCAAGTCGGGACGGTGTGCAGGTGCTGTACAGTCACGATCATTTCTTGCTCGCTTTGGTCTTGATGGCCTTCATGCGGCGGCGCTCTACCGTTAGCACCATCCAGGACTTCGACCAGCACTGGCCGAACACCACCGCTTGATCTTCCCCTTCCTCGCATAGAGGGAAGTCAGCGGCATCGAATGCTGCCGGCTTGGGTTTCTGCGGTTTCGGCGCCAGGACGCTGGACAAGATGTACGACGCTGCCAGGATGACGAGATTGATTGTGATCGGGTCCATGACCTACCTCACCAGACCTGGTCGCCGTCGAACGGCGACTTGCCTTGCAGCTTGTTGAAGCCCCGGAAGTTCAGGATGTTGCCGAATTTGCTGTCGCAGGTTTCCGCGAGCCCGTCGCAACCCGGATAAACTCGCAGCTGGCTCCCAGCCGGAATGCCCTCGGTGCCGCCCAGGATGTGCAGATCGGCCCCGGCGTGCTGCTCGATGAAGCGGCGGTCGTAGTTATCGCCGTCCACCTGCCACTCCACATAGCCCCCGGTAAACCACCCATCGGCGTAGCCGGCGACCACGCCGCTGGAGATCACCCAGCCGCTGATGCTCTGCGGCGTCAGCGTCACGCGATACGGGACGAGGTTGACCTTGCAACGGTGGTCGCCAACGATGGCCGTGCAGGTGCGGCAGTAGGTGTCGATCAGACCGGGCTGATCCATCAGCTCATCTTCCGACACGCACGTTATGCGGCAGCTATCCACGGTCGGCCAGTCCACATCGCCAATCTGACCCACCCATGAAACCGCTGCCTCGGCATCGCCGTAGTGCATGTCGTAGACGACCAGGTCGATGGCACCGCTCGGCGACCGGGTCTTGTACAGCAGCGCGACATCGAGGTCGGCCGGCGCGGTGATGACGAACTGGTCGGACTGCGGATCGCCCGAGCAGATAATCCCGTTGTCGGTGATGCCGCCCGGCACGGTGCGGAAAATCTGGTTCTGGTAGGTGATGTCCCGGTCGCTGCTGTTGTAGCTCCAGCGGATCGCTCCACGGCTGAACTGGTACAGCCGCACCGGCTGCCCATCCGCGAGCGAGCGTTCGCGGCTGTTAAAACTCATCGTCACGGACCCCTTTGAATGTCAGCGCGGCGGTTGCGACGCCCTCGCTATCGGTGACGTGTTCGATCTCGATCACGTCGCTGGCGGCGCTACAGAGCGCCATGAAACAGATGCGCGCTACATCGGTCGGCTCGACCAGGCGGCCCAGGGCGGCGTCGATGGCCAAGCGCTCGGTGTCGGCGTCCAGCTCGGTGCTGGTGAGGATGCGGCGGTGATAGACGGTGCCGTCGTACAGCTCGATGCGGATATCGCGACGGCCCGGCCGGCCGTTGGCGAAACGGGCATAGCCGATATTGCGCACGTCCAGCGCGGTGGCCAGCTGGGACACGGTTCCGACAAGCGTCAGGTCGTCGGCGTGGGTCGGCACCCATAGCGGCTTCTGCTGGCCGCGCAGCGCATAGACCAAGCTACGGAACGCAGACCGCTCGGCTCGGCCCATGCCGATCCAGCGATGGCCGATGACGGGCAGCGCCATGCCGGCGACGTCGGTCACGCGGGGAATGGCGCTGCCGTTGTCGAGGGTCGATAGCAGGCGTTGATAGCTCGACGTCAGGTCTTCGCTTTCGTCCGGTCGTTGTTCCAGGACTGGCCGATCCCGGTAGGTCGTCGCCGGCATCACCTCGGGCCAGGCGCTGGGCTCCATCACCAGGAACGACACCCGCGCAGACTGCGCTGTATCGGTCAGCCGGGTCAGCGTAGGCTGTTCGGTCAGTTGCGCGGTACGCACCGGGTACAGTCGCGAGCCAGTTCCCCAGGCGGCCTGGACGGGCCGGACAAGGTCCAGGCCACTGGCGGTCACTGTCGTGACCTCGACGACCTCGTAAGTAAAAGCGTCCTCGCCGCGCAGCATCGCCAGACCGCCGTCGCGGAAGTCGAGGCCGGCCGTGCCGCACGGAATGTTCAGCGAGCCGGCCGCCAGCGGCTGCTGGAGCAGCTGGATATCAGGCCAGATCGGCAGCGCCCAAATGCGCGCACCCCAGCCGAACAGCGTCATGTCCAGCAGCTGCCGCTCGCGATCAACCGCGTACATGTTCGCCGAGAACTCCCGGCGCGGTGCCAGGCGCATAGCCCTACGCTGGGTTACCGCCGATTCGCTTTGCAGGATATTTGTCGAGGCGCTCAGGCGCTCGACGATGCTGTCGCCCCAGTCCGGCGCGAACGTCCAAGCGATGATGCGATTGCCGGTGATGACCAGGACCAGGTCCGGCTCGCCCTGGAGCTTCCAGACTATCCGCGCATTGACGACGGGCGGGCCGTCCGTGCCAATGCTGACGGTCCAAGTGCGTTCCTCCAGGGCGGCAAAACCCAGCGGCGGCGACGCCTGGCCTGATAGCGTGATGCCGTCTGCATCTTCCCGCTCGATGGCGGTCAGCGTGCGCGGACTGAAATATGCGTTCCAGACAGATGCCGGGCGTACCTGGGTGCTGACGACGTTGCCCAGCTCCATCGTGGTCGGAATCAGCCACAGGCGGTTGTAGTAGTTCTCTTCCAGAGCGCTTTGGTGGACAGCCTGGTACGTCGAATGGATCACCTCTACCGGCTGATGCGCCGCGTAGGCGCCGGCCCAAGTCGAGGCCGCGACCGCTGCCAGGCTGATGTCCTGGTTCAGCTCCAGGGCGTCGATATTCGGCGTGATGCCGGCAACGATCCCCTCCACAGGCTTCGGCACTTGGAACCCTGGAAAGGTCGCCATCACTCGACTACCCGGAAGCAATAGCCGACCCAGGCGCTGGTGCTGCCGAAGTCGGTGGCGGTTCCGCGCTGGAGCAGCGGGTACACGCGCCAGGTGTCGCTGCCGACCACCAGCGGATCGCCAGGCGCGAGGAAGGCCATGTTGCACAGCCCGAAGTCCGGCACCTCGCCCACGTACCGCGAGCGCTGCTGAGCGCCGAACGCATAGATTGCGCAGGGCACAGGGGTGGTCGAGCTGTTCAGCTCGTTCGCACTCGCGTCGATCAGCCCCACGTCGGGATGGTACTGACTGCTGTAGTTTCCGCGACCGGGGCCGACGACGCGCCGGGAGACGTTCGTTGTGTAGTCGAACGGCAACCAGTCCGGCGATGGGCTACCGTCGAGGCTGTCCAGCCGCAGCACGCTGCCGCCGCCACTGTACCGAATGTGATAGCCATCGAAGGGGTGCGACGACCAATTGTTTGTCAGCGCTTGGCCAGGGCTGTAGATGAACGAGCCGCAGACATACTGACCGCCCGTATAGGCGACGCCACGTTTGTTGAGCGAGCCAATCATCACCGGCCGGAACTGGCCGGCCGCGATTTCGACGTGCAGGTGCAGATACGCAGTGGTAGCAAATAGGTGGTAACGGGTGAACGGCCCGCCGCTGAGCTGCGCGATGGTCGGCCCCTTAGACGAATACGGGTTGTTCTGCACCGAGTTACCCGGCTGTGCATTCCACGCCAGCCCGTTGTCGAACCCCGTATTGCCGGCGAGCTGCCATTGATTGGAGTCGGCGTTGAATGACCAGTAGCCGTCGGCGTTGTGACAAAGCCACTCCGATGCCGAAGCGCGGTCGGTGACCCAGCCGAGCGACTCGGCGTGGACGCGCAGCTTGGCGAGCAGATCGGACGGGTTGTTCGCTGTTCCTGTGAAATAGGCCATGTCAGTCCTTCCTGATCGCGTAGAGCCAGGGGTTGCCGGAGCGCCAAGCGGTTTGGAAAACAACGTGGTCCACTCCGTCCTCGACAATCACGTCCTCTGCGCCCGAGTTCAGCGTTGGGACGTAGAAAGCGCCGTCAAAATCTCCCAGGTAGCGACGTCCCTCGGTTTCGCGGGTGACGAACTGCAAAGCTTTCAACGGGAACTTCCCGAACGAATCGCGGAGTTGATTGACGACACTTTCGCCATTGCTGCCGGCGTAGCGACCGCAGCCAAGCGGCAGAAGGGTCCGATTGTTGTAGTCGGATTCGTTGTTGCCGTTCGATGCCACGGTGAAGCCCAGCCAGCGGCCCGCCGGGTCGCGGACATAGCAACTGCGCTCAAGCGGGCTACTGATGCCTCGGTGCCGGTCACTGACGTCTGACCAGCGCACAGCGACGTCCCCGCGATATGACCCCACCACGGCGAGCGGGTACGGATACTGCGACGGCGGACACGGCGGCAGGATGAAGCCCGCGCCGGCCGACTCGTAGATCGTCGAGACTTTCACGACGATCCAGAACCGGCGACCATTGGCGAAGAACCAGTACGGCATGGGCTGGTTCCACAGCAGCGCCTGAACCCGCGGGCTGTAGTTGGCAAACGCGGTCCAGAAATCGCCGCTAGGCGGGATCGCCCCAGCATTGAACGCCGTGCCGCCCATCAGGCGCACGTTGTAGTAGTCGAGTGCGGTATCGCCGTAGGACTGGACGCCCATGAAGATGCTGTCGGTGCCGCCCAGACCGGGGGCGCGCAGTGTCACCTGGCGCACGGCGATGGCCGTGCCGGACGCGGGGATGGTGTTGTCGAAAACCTTCTCGTAGGCCTGCCCAGCCGCGACCAGGTCTGGGTTCGCGGTGAGGAACTGGACGAGGCGCTCGACCAGGTTCTGGTGGTTCGTGGCGGTGCCGATTTCAGTAGCCATGAATTCCTAGTTTCCGAGTATTTGCTTGACGGCCTGGCGGTTCTTGTTCAGCCAGACGATGTAATGGTCGCCGCCCTTGCCGGCCCACATTTCGGCCGCCATCTGGTCGGGGTCCTGAACGGCGTGCAGGTAGATCGAGTTAGCGACCGAGGTACTGAAGTTTTTGGAGGGCTCGGGCAGGTTCGCGCCGCCACGGACGGGAGCCGGCAGATTGGGAGCGGGAATGCCGATCTGTCCGCCGGTTGCGTGACGGACAGGGTTCGCCCAGCCGGCCAGCGCGGCCATGCCGTAGCGGTTGAACTGTTCGAGAAATGCCAGGGCGCCAGGCTGTCGTACAACTGCGGCGCGGGTCATAAACTCGTCGTTGGATGCCAGAATCGGGATACTGTCGCTTGTGCCTGTTCCTGGTCCCTTGATGTGGCCGCCGGTGGCGAAACCGAACACGCCGGCGATGGAGGACCACCAACTGCCGCCGCCCGCTGCCGCTCCTGCCGCACCCGCACCACCCGCAGCAGCGCCCAGCCCTTGGACGCCATTGGCGGCTGCCAGCGACGCAGCGGCCGTCTGGATAGCAGCGGCCCCGGTCAGCAGCGAGGCGCCCGCAGTCGATAGGGCACCGGCCGACGCGGTCACAGCCGCCGCGCCGGTAGTCATGCTGGTGTCCTGCTGGCCGCCACCAAACAGCCCCATGATGCCGCTGGACAACGACTGCGCGAGGTTCTGCGCCGCCATGTTCACCAAGGCATTGAGTACAGCTTCACCCAGCGACGTGATGGCGTCGCGCAAGTCCATGGTCCCGGAAGCGAGCCCTTTGATGGCGTCGGTAAAGCCGCTGGTGAGGCCGTCCCGTAGGGTGGTTTCGAGCAGCGTCGTGGTCTGCTGGAGTCGCGCCGCCTCGGCGTCCAGTTGGGCGAGCGATTCGGCAGCGGCTCGGCCGACCTCGCCAGGCTGGCGGGCCATCTGCTCTAGGATCGGCCGAATCTGCTGGAGCTTCTCGTAGGTCGCTCGGTGAATGTCCAGGATGCGCTGCCGGGCGTCCATTTCGTTGATGATGCCGGCATCCTGCTGGACGTTAACGGACGACTCGGCCCGTTGCTGGTCGGCCAGCAAATCGTCCATCTGCTGCTTGACGTCATCCAGGCGGACCTTGGCCTCGGCGACGGGGATTAGCTTGTCGATCCAGGCCAGGCCGGCGTCGTTGCCCGCCTTTTCGAAGTCACGACGCATCGCGTCAAATTTCGTCCGAATCTCCAGCAGCCCCGCGTCAACGGTGCGGCCGGTCGCCCGCAGATATTCGGCCTCCAGTCCGGCGTTGGTGCGCGCAGTGGCGTCGGCTTGCCGCTTCTTCTCGTCCGCCGCGAGGGCGGCAAGTGCTGCCGCTGCCCGAGCTTGGAGGGCTCCGGTCAAACCCTTCTCGGCCAGCTCGTAGGCCCGCACCTCTGCGCTGGTGAGACCCAGGGTGCGGGCTTGCTTTTCCAGCCCCGCAACATAGCCTTCCTGGCTCTTCGCCAACTGCTCAGCCGTGGAGGCTTGTTGTCGCGCACTGGATTCAGCCTTGCGCCGTGCATCCTCGCGGGCCTGGGCCGCCTTTTCGGTATTGGCCTTCAGGGTCTCCAGGCGGAGTATTTCGGCACTCTGCTCGGCATTGAGGTCGGCCCCGAACTGCTGGAGGCGACGGCCGGCCTTGCCCAGGACCGATGGATCTTCCAGGTCGGCGATGGCCAGGCGCAGGGACTGGATATACTCGGCTGCCTTGTCCGACCCTTTACTCAGTGCATCGCTGTTCTCATTGATGGCGGCAGTCGAACCCTCCAGGCGTGCCTTGAGTTCCGCATGACGCTGCCCCAGCTCGGTAGCAGTACGGCCTGCCTCTGCCTGACCAGCCGCCATGTCCAGCAGCTTGCGCTTGAGTGAATCGGGAACAGCGCCGCTGGCAGCCAGGGAGTCCATCACCGACTTCCAGTCCACCTCCACGCCTCGCGCAGCGTCAGCCGACGCATCGATTAGAGGCTGGAGGGCCTGCTGTGCTTCGGCAGACGGGATACGATCCAGCCTGGCACCATAGAGGGCGGTGCTGGCCACCTCTCGCATTTCGCGGGCGGCTTCCACAGCCGTCTGCCGCAATCCGTCGATCTGCTCGGAAAGCCGGGTCAGTTCGCGATCTTGCTCAATCTCGCTCAGCTTGCCCATGCGCTCGACGACCTGGTCCAGCGGCTCACTCAGGTCATCTAGGCTACTCTTGACCGCCTGGGCGCTATCGCGAAACAGGAAGAAGCTTGCCGCCGCTCCGGCCACCAGCATCGCGATGCCGGCCGGACCACCGATCACGGCCAGCATCCCGCGCATCGCGGTGCCGGCCGCCAACTGCGCAGCAGCAAGGCGCTGGGTCGCGGCGGTATGCGCCGCCTCGGCCGCCGCCGCCTGAGCATGGCTCACCGTCAGGCCCGCCTGTGCCCTGGCATTGGCCGCTGCCGCTGCCGTCGAAGCGACCTGAGCCTGGGCTGCCCGCAGTTCTTCAGCGGCTTGCGCCCGAGCGGCCAGCACTGCCGCCAGTTTCGCCTGGGTGGCCAGCGTTAGGCTGGCCACGTAGCGGGTCAGCCCCGCCACCGCCGCGACCCCAAACAGTTTGACGATAACCTCCATGTTCTCGGCCAGCACGTTCAGCGCCGAGGACACGCTACCGGTGATGTCATAGGTGCGGTTCAGCTCGCCCAGGTAGGCGCTCAGGGCGTTGTTCAGGCTGACCAGCGCGTCCTGGACCGAGGTGCCCATGTTGTCCGCCGCCTCGCGGTTCGCCGCCACGGTCTTGCGCAGCCCTTCATTCAGGTCGCGCAACGACAGGCTGCCCTCGATGCCTAGCTTGCGGATTTCCTCGGTGCTCTTGCCGGTGGACTCTGCCAGGGCGTTCACCAGGCTGGGCATGGCGGCCATGATCGACTGCCAGGCGTCAGAGCTGACCTTGCCGGTCTGGATCGATTTCGAGTAGGCGTCGATGGCGCTCGCCGCACGGTCCGCCGACGCGGCGTTGGTTACCAGCAAGAAGGAAAACGAATCGGTGATGTCCAGCGCTTGTTCGGTGGTGTACCGCAACGACTTCAGGCTGTCGGCGGTGCGGATGTACAACTCTTGGGCTTCCGCCAGCGGCCGATAGGTGCGGCTGGCCGTCTCCAGCAGCCGGGCCTGCACTTGTTCATATTCGGCCGTGCTGCTGGTGACCATCTGGATGCGGTCGGCCATTTGCCCATATTGGTCAACCATGGTCACCAGGCCGCCCAGCGCACTCAAGCTAGCCCAAGCTCCGACAAACCCAAGCACCTGTGCGCGAAGGCTGTCCAACTGCCCACCCATCGCAGACAGCTCGCTCCTGGTCTGCACCGCCCCCCGGTCAACCTGCTGGAGGTTGCCCGTTAGTTGTCTGAGCGCGTTCTGCGCTTCAGCCAGGTCAGCCTGGATGCGTAGTGCTATCGAGAGTTGCTGATTAGTGGCCATCAGGATTCCAAATCGTTGAGGAAGGCGCTGGCGTCCTTGCCACCAGCCATTCCGAACATCACCGACCGAACGTGGCGCGCCTGTTCTCGCCGTTCAGCTGCCTGCGCTTCGTTCCAGTACAGAATCAGTTGCCGGCCGGTATAGGTGCCTAGGGTTTCGCGGCAGTGGCCGGCGCGGACGAGATCGGAGAAGACTCGGCTCCAGGGCGTCGGTTGCCCAATGCCATCGCCAGTAGGCGAGGCCGCCAGAGCCTTCGCACGAAAAAACCACTGTTCACCGTCCACCAGGTCAACACCAGTGCTTCGCCGTCGTCTGCCGGCAGCGCGTCCACCCAGTCCACGGATTGGCCGCAACTGATCGCGAGCAACTCGCGCAGCGCGTCGGCGTGCCGGGCCAGAGCGTCGAAGATGACGTTGATCGACTCAGGTCCGTCGAGCTGCTCCGGGGGAACTGCCGCCAGGGCATCGGCCAGCGGGGCCAACAGGTGGTTATGGCGCAGTTGCTCGCTGAAGGTCAGCTCGCGCACCGTCACCTCGACGCCCCCGACCGCCAACTGACGGTCAGGAAACAGCACGCTCAGGCTGTCGTCGGGCGCCGAGTCGGCCGGCTGGCCGCGAGGGTTAACAGGCTTCTTCCTGGCCATGATTTACCCCAGCTGGATAATGCGACCGAAGCGGCCCAGGTCGCCGGTATCCGGCTTGCTGGTGTCCAGCAGGATTCCGCCGCTGATCTGCATACCGGCGACGGTGTTGCCGTCGCTGATCAATGCCAGTTCCTGGAGCGGGTCGGTCGCGACCTTGAACAGCTCGACGATGACCGGCGCGCCGCCTTCGGCCAGGTTGATGCCCTTGTAGCGCAGGGCGATGGTCGGCTGCGGCGCGGTGAACATGCCCACCTGGCGAGTCGCCGCGTACTCATAGGCCGCCTTGAACGGCTGGGTCGGGGCCGGCGTCGGCAGACCCAGCAGTTGGACCTCGCCGTAGGCGCCATCGGCTCGCAGGGCGTAATACTGCGGATCGAGGGGCGCCGGACTGCTCGCGCTGTCGGTGATGACCAGCTCGCTGACGCCCGGATTGGCCAGGCGGATTACATCACCAGCTACCAGGTCGGCGGGGAGCGCCTCAGCCGTCACAGAGCCGGCCGCCTTAGTCACGACCTTGCCATAGAGGGTGAGCGCCAGGTTATCCGGGTCGATGCTGTGCAAGGTCATGCTGACGGTGGCGGTCTTGCCGATAGGGAAGCTGCGTACCAGGGCTTTCTGGCCGCTGTAGCTTTCCTTGTGCTCGACCTTCTCGACTGCGAGCTGGATGCTCATGGCCGAGACATCTTGAATCCAGCGCCATTTGCCGCGAACGCCGTTGACGATAGGCGCGGCGTCAATCTCGCCTTGCCCGTAGAAATACGTTTCCTGTGCCATGTGAGGCCTCCGTAGGAATCAGATGTTGCGCGTTACTTGTCGCGTTTCTCGTCGGCCTTGGGCTCGGCGGGAATCTTGGTGATCAATTGACGGCGCAGCAGAAACTCGGCATCGGCGCGGCTGACTTCGATCCCGTCGCCCTGCGCCACCGGCTTGCCGGCATGGGTGTGATTGGGTTTCTCGGCGGTGATGGTGACTTTTACGGTTTCCATGACTTGAGCCTCGGGAAGACAAAGTTGGCGGTGAATACCAGCGGGAAATAGAAGAACCCGTTGGCGTAGCTGACTGGCGAAGCCTGCGGGCTGCGAGCCAGCGGGCCGACGCCAGGATCAGGAACCCAGCCGGTCAGTGCCTGGAGCAGCCGGCCGAGCAGCGGGCCGGCTTCGCGCCGGGCGCCCTGTCCGTCGCCCTGGGCGTCGGCGTAGTACAACGTCAGCACGGCCGCCCAGTGCTGGGTCACCGTCTGAATCGCCCGACCGCCGCCCTGGTGCGATGCCCCGGTGCCGATCTCGTCGCCCAGGTAGACGACATAGACGCAAGGCGAGCCCTGGCGCTGTTCGTCGAGGGTGGCCAGATCGGGGATGCCCGAAACGTCCTGAAGGCCGGGCACCTCGGCGCGGATGCGCTCGACCAGGAGCGTCTCCAGGAACAGGTAATCGAACGGCTCGGCAGTGCTCACCAGGTGCCCCCGAAATCGTTGCGTTGCGAACTGATTTGCACGGTGTTGGCAATGGGCGCCGGGGTGCCGGAGCTGGTCAGGGCCAGGCTGAGCTTCCCGGAGGAAATACCGCCCAGCAGCTTCCGCTTGCGTTCGGCATCCAGGATCGCGGGGTGGTCGTCCTTGACCTGGGTGTGCAGGTTGGCAAATGCCAGCACGCACGCTACGCGCTTCAGCACCACAGGCACCTGGACCAGCGGCAGCTGGTAGCGGGCGTGCAAGTGAAGATCGATCTCCGCGTCCGCATCTTCGATGGCCTGGGCCACGACCGCCGGATCGATGGTCGTGGCGGGTTTATTGACGCGGTCGCTCAGCTGGCGGATGGACGCCTCGCCGTATTGCTCGACCAGGTCGGCCTGGGTGCAATAGCTCACTGTTGCGGCTCCTGGTGCTCCAGGACGTCGATGGCGCTACGGCACTCGGCAGCGACCCGGCGATCCAGCTCGGCCTGGGCGAGGTCGCCCTGGGCTTCGATGATCGGAGCGTTGTGCTCGGCGTTCTGCGCGGCGATGGTCAGTTGACTGATGGCCAGGGTGTGGTCGCTCATGTCGAACTCCTGATGAATAGGTGGCCATCCATGGCCAGGGGCGGTCCCTCTGCTGGGGTGGGTTATTCTTGGGGGGCGTCGTCCGACGCGGACGGCTCACCTTCGCCGCCGACGTCGTCCGGCAGGAACTCGCAGGACTCGACGCGCAGCTGGGGCTCTTCCTTGATGGCCTTGAGCTGCGCCTCAGTCAGGGCGGACAGGGCGATGCCGACCCCCTCGCTGGTGAACGCGAAGCCAGCACGCCGGAAGGTCGGCGGATAGCTGCGCACGAAGATGCCCTCGACGCTCTGCTGGGTTTCATCGCCCGCCTGGCGGGCCTGCCTGGCGGTCGGCTTGGCGGTAGTTGCGGCTTTGCGTGCCATGAGCTGCCCCCTTATGCGCCAGTGCCGGTGGAGCCGTAGGCCAGCTGCCAGAAGCCGTAACCGGCAGCAGCGCGGGCTTCGGTGCCGAACTTCAGCTTGCGCAGGTTGAAGACGTCATCCGAATCCAGGTTGACCTGGGAAACGAATACCGGCTTCTTCCTGGGCTGGTAGATGAACGGTTTTACCGGCTTGGTGGTGTCCAGCAGGAACCAGGCGGTGTCGGACTCGATCCGCCCGTCCACTACCAGTTCAGCAGTGCCGACGTAGGGGTTCGGGGTGTTGTCCGCGAGCTTCGGGTTGGTGAGCAGCATCTTCGCCACGTCTTCCAGCGCCGGGCCGACCAGGAGCACGTTGGGGGAGACGTTGAGGGAACGCCCTTCCTCGTCCTTGAACTTCTTCATCGCAGTGCGAGCAGCGCCATAACCTGCCTTCGCCGCCGCCTGGTTGGCGTTGGAAAGCGGAGCGGTGCCCTTGTTGCTCACCGAGGCATCACCGACAGGGTGGTCCGTGTCGATGAAATACTGGCCGTCGAAACAGGGCTTGGTGAAGGCACCGTTGACCGCTTCGTAGACCAGTTCGTCCGGGAGCTGCGCCGCCGAGAAGCCGGCCATCTGCGCCTGAGGCGAGTAGATGCCGAGCTGGTCGTCCTCGATGTCGTTGCGGTCCACCTCGACGGTGGCCTCGAAGTCCTCGTTCTCGACAACGTATTTGTAGGCCTTCAGGTTCTTGACCACCTTCGCGCCGATCCAGCGGCGCATCTTCGGAAAGGTGCTCAGCCACTTGTAATCGTTGCTGCCGGTGTTGCTCGGCACTTCCATGGCGATCTTCTGCCAGGTGGTGGGGGCCTCCCCGAAGGCGTTGTTGAAGATGGTTTTGATCGCGACGAATGCCGCGCTGAGACTCTGCTTGTTGATCAGCATGTGTCCGGTTCTCCGTTGGTGAGCCTGTTATTCCACCCACACGCCGTCCGGTTCGACGCCGATGATGCGGCCGGCCGGGGAGCGGGTTTCGGTGCCGTCCGTGGCGGCGACGGTCTGGTCGTCCACGATGTAGGCGGGTTTCATCAGGTGCGCCTGGGTGACGCTGCCGTCGTTCGCCCACTTGAAGGCGTTCAGACGGCGCACACGGACGACCTTGGCGCCATCCGCGCCATTACGGTTGTCCACGTATTCCTCAGCGCGGCCCAGGTAGGTCAGGCCGGTGGCGGTGCTGCCGCCTACGGCGAACCCGGTAGCGTTCGCCACGACGATGGCGCCGGCGAAGACCTGGACGTTGGCCGCTACCGGCACGCCGATGACCTCGGCGTCCTGGAGCGGGGTGTTGCGGTCGGTGGTCAGGGCGGTCATAGCGCCTCCTTACTGGCCTTTCAGGGTCTTGAGGTAATCCTCCGGTTTGATCTGCATAGCCGAGCAAACCGCGAGGGCGGCCTCGTCCAGCTGGTCAACCGAGGTAGGCACCGAGGTACGCCCGGCGCTCTGCTGTTGGGTCAGGGCGGCGATGGGCTTGGCCTGGCCCAGGTAGCTCTTCAAGCCGGCCAAGTCCTTGGCGCCGTATTCACGCGCCCAGGGCTCCATGGACGGAATGAGTCGGCCCTCCTGGATAGCGCTGTTGATCAGGCCGTCCAGCTCGCCGCCGTTGATACGAGAGGTCAGCGCCGCGACCTGGCCTTGGAGCTGGGTGACGGCCTCAACGGGCACATACTTCGCCGGGTCAGGGTTACCGGGAGCGGCGACCTTCAGTTGGGCGGTGGCGGCGGCGATCTGCTCGACGTCCGCGTCCTTGGCCAGGCCGAGGGTTTCGCGCAGCTTGGCCAGGTTGGTGGCCTGGGCGTCCAGGGCCGGCTTCAGGGCGGTCAGGGCCGCAATGGCCTCTGCCTCGGTCGTGCCTTCTTTCAGCGACAGGGCCGCGATGATGGCTTTCAGGAGTTCATCCACAGGGGTTTCCTCGTCGGGGTTGTAGAGGCCAAAGGTCGCGGCCGCTCGGCGTGCGAGAGGCTCCAGACCGTCGATGGCGGGGTCATTTGTCATTGCGCCCATGAGGATGGAGAGGACCGTGCCGTCCGGGGCGTAGCTGAAGACGGGGCTGAAGTAGAGGTACTCGCCGTCCTCGATCAGCTTCGCGGCGCGGGCGGTGTATTCGACACGCCCCCACAGGCCGGAGCCTTCGCGCCATTCGAAGTCCAGGAAACGGCCGGCAGCGGGCGCGGGCTGGCCGTTCTGCTCTTTCTTTAGGGTCTGGTGCTCGTAGTCCAGGACGGGCGGAGTCTTGCGCGACCGTGCGCGCTCGATCACTGCGGCGGCGCTGGCGGCATCGATCCGCCAGCCCGGCACATCCATAGGGCGCCCATCCATGGGCCAGAACTCACCGGCAGGCGTAACTTGAATCCAGGCGCTGCCGTCCTCCAGCTTGGGGAGCTGGAACGAGCAGGCGGCGATGGCAACGTGTAGGCGGTTCTTCTTCATGCCGCCATGGTGGCGACGGTCGAGCGCGGCGGTTACGGGAAGGGGTTCAACGACTGCGGAAACCGGCCGGCGCTATCTTCTGACCAAGCCCTGGCACGCGGATGGCGATGGAACGATTTCTAACGGGGTTCTAACGGGGTTAACGCACCGACTCTGATGCGAGGTAGCGGCTAACCCCGTTTCGGCGCGTGTAGCGCGTTTGCGGGCGGTTCAGGCGATCACGCAGATGGCGGGTCGTTCGCCAGGCACTCCAGGGCGAACTGGACGGTATACGGCGCGGGACGGTAGCCCTCCTTGACGTCCTCGCTCAGGTAATAGCGCATCACCCTGTCACTGAGGCCGAGCAGCTCGGCTGCGCGCCGCTGGCTGATGCCGGCTTTCTTGAGCAGCCCGCTAGCGACCCTGGGACAGAACAGCCAGGAGGACGTCCAGGACCGCATCGCGGGCGCTTGGCTTGAGCTGGCCGTTTCTGAGGACCGGCAGATACGGGCGCGCCGGGATTGTCACCTTACGGCCTCGCCCAGCCTGACCGCCCAACTGCTGGATAGCTGCGTAGCTCAGATTGGAGCCGATCTGCGCCTGGTCACGGTCGGCGCGGGTCGTGATCGAGCGCGCCAGGGCGTTGGTGACCTGGAGAATCGGATGCGCGCCGCGCCCCTTCGCCGCTCGCGCTGCAACGGTAACGGGGCTCAACTGGGGCCATCCCGGCCCCTCGTCCATGAATGCAAACTCCGTCTCGGCCAGCAGCTCAGCAGCGATGCCGCGCATCAGCGGCAGAGTGTCGGTTACCGCCGCGTAGAGCGCCGCCAGGCGCTCCTGGACCTCGCGGTCCACCAGTTCCAGCTCGATGCGATTGGCCATTAGCGAACCCTCCTGTAACGGCCCAGGGCGAGCCCGTCGTCGATGCTTTCCATCGTCACCTCTGTAACCTGGCTGATGTTCTCCATTTGGCCCGGCCCATAGACGCCACCGCGCAGCCGAACCGCCAGGGTAGAGTCGCCGTCCTGGACGACATAGACCAAGGACTCGCTGCCACGCTCCCACAGCACCATGGCGGGCTGTGCCAGGCGCTGCGGCAGGTTCGCCAACTGCTCGCGAGCGACCGGGCTGTTACGGATCACGGTGTCGCTGGCCGATACCACGCCAGCCTGGAGCTGGGCGCCTTGGGCAGCCGCGTAGGTGATATCGGTCGGATCGAGGACGCCGACCGACATCGTCTGTCCCTGGGGCGATGTTGAGCGGTCCACAAACGCCTGCCAGGCGCGCTGGCGTACCGGGTCCAGGAGCACGTCCTGGACCTCGCCGAGGGCGGCAGGCGCTCCCAGGGTGCGCTCGGCCTTGTTGTACAGCACCTGTTCCATCAGGGCGCTCTGTATCGGGCTGCCGTCGAACCCGGCATCGGGGCGAAATTGGATCTTCCGACCGGCCCGGTCGGTCGTCTCCAGGGTGGTCAGGGTCTGTTCCCGAATCTCCCCCGTCCGCTTGTCTACGCCCGTCTCGACGGTCACCTGGCCGGTCTTTCCGACGCTGGATTCGACCGTCAGACCACGGCGACGCACAGCGGCCGCCGTCAACGGAACGATTCGGCACCGGCAGTTGTAGCCATTCGGCGGCATGATGTGTTGCCAGATCGGGTCGTCCCAGCGGAACACCTTGCCATGTAGCGCCGCATGGCTGGGCCGGGTGACGCTGTCCATGACGGCCACATACATCCAGTAAGGGTGAGTTTCCCTGGCCTCGTATGCGGCGGCATAGCGCCCGGCCATGTAGGCCGATTGCATGTTGGTCTGATAGATCGTTTCCAGCCGGCGCGGGCTGCCGAGCTGGGCGACCTCGGCGCCACCGTCCGGCGCAACCACTATCTGACGCCCCCACCAGCCCTTGGCCTCCAGGATCGGCCGCAGGTTGCGCTGGAAGTCGCGCAGCGTTCCGCCACGTTCCAGGTTATCGACCAGGGCGTCGCGGATGTCCTGGAGCACGTCCAGGCGTGCCGCCTTGGCCACCGTCAGCGCTCGGGCATGGGTGGCCGCGTCAACATCGTGCCAGTTCCAGGTAATGGCGAACCCCTTGCGCTCCAGGTATTCGATGGCGGCCTCCGGCCGCATGGCGAAGATGGCCCGCAGATCGGCCTCGGTTGGCGTGGCCATCAGTCGATCCGATCCAACGTGCCATTGAGCCGGCCCCAGGTGTCGGCCACGAACAGCAACCGATGGAGGGCATCCGCCAGGGCGCTATCGTCCATATCCGGGAATGCCTCGGCCAGCGCGCCGAGCAGCTCTGCCTCGCTACCTCCGCGGCTGATCACATCCAGGAGCGGCGCGACCAGGCTATCGGCCTGGTTTTGCATGTCCTGGGCCGGCAGGCTGGCCAGCACCTGGTCCAACGCTTCCTGATCGCGGTAGCGTGGTCCAATCACCTGGGCCAGCGCAGCGACGCGAGGACCAGGGCGCCGGCTCAGTTGGGCGATGCCTGCGCCGGCCTGATCGACCAGGACTGCCTCGCCCTTGGCCGGCAGCGGGATTCCCAGTTGCTCCTGGACCCAGTTGACCGGCACCTGAACGCCCAGCTTGACCAGGGGCGGTAATGACGTTGCCATGGCGGCCAGGTCGGCCCGGTCCTTGAGGTCGAACACCAGGCGGGGGGCGCGGCGTGCGTCGAGGTTGCCGGAGCGATTGAGGACCAGGAGGGGCCAGAGTAGGTCGCGGCTCAGCGTGGCGGCGAGCTGTCGGGCATCCGCCGCCAAAAGGTCATGGCGCACCTCGTTATGGACCTGCCCCAGGGCATAGGCACCACCGCCCGACTCGCTGGTCTGGCTGGTGAGCGTGCCGCCCAGGATGGCCTTCGACATCGAGTCATCGCACCAGCGCATCATGGCCATGAACGGTTCGGCCGAGCCTTTCGACGCTTCCTGGAAGTCGATAGACATACTCTCGGGGATGATGCCTGCTGCGGCATGGCCGAGGCCGGTCACGGCTCGCAGCAGGGTCACCTTCTCTTCGTCGGGCGTGCCGGGCGGGTACTTCCCGAGCCGGATCGGCAGACCGTAGATTTCGAGCATTTCCGCCAGGTCGGCCGTGGAGTAGTGCTTGAACAGGTACGGCCAGGCCACTACCCGGAACAGCCCGCTACGCGCCACGTATCCCGAGCGCGAACGCGGCTTGTGCATGATCCAGCCGAACGGCTGGAGTACCTCGCCCGCGATGCTGTTATCGCGCAGGCGCAGCTCGTCCTGGTCGTCCGGGCTCAGTTGAAACCAGCTCTGCGGCCGGTGGTCGAAGGCCTGCGGCAACCACTCCCGCCCCTGGAGGGACCAGTCCAGCTCGATAGCGCTATAGCCGTGGCCGACGCCGTCCATGCAATCGAGCATGAGGTCTTCGATGCCTTCCAGGTCGAGCAGCAGCTCGTGGAGATACTCCGCGTCGGCCTTCTCTGCGGCCGAGGCGTTGCGCGGCGGCTCGATGGTCCAGTCCAAGCCGAGGACAGCACGCTTGCGCTTGCTCATTTCGGCGAACAGGTGGGCGTCGCGTTCCTCCATGTCCATGAACAGCTCGGCCTGAGCCTGGAGGTGCCCCTGCTCGGCATCGATCAGGATGTGAGCCAGCTTGGCTGGGGTCAGCCCCTTGGCCGGGTGGTTGGCGAACTCTTTGGCCAGGCCCGCCAGGTGCGCGGTCTGCTGCTTGCGCAGCTGCTGAGTTCGCAGGGGGTTTCCGTAAATATCCACGATGGTGGCCATCGTTGCGTCTCCTACCAGTCGCCGCCCATGCGGCCACCTACGTCAAATGAATCGTCAAATCCACCAGAGCTGGCGGTCCCTTGCCGGCCTACCAGGGCGAACTCCATGGAAGCGAAACCGGTTGTCGCGAGCATCCAGAGCATGTGCAGGGCGTCGGGGCCATCGTCGTGGTCTGCGGCCGGGAAGTGGCGCAGCTGTTGTTCCAGGACGGTCTGGCTTGGATGCAGACGGATTAGGCCGTTGGCCATGTGCGGCTGGAGGCTTTCGATGCGCAGCAGCTTGTCGGCGTGTGGCGTGATCGCTCGGGCAGGTACTGGGCAGCCCGCCTTGGCCGAGCGCTTCACCAGCTCGGTGCGCAGGAACTCCTGGAACTGGACCGCCTCGACGCCCCAGACTAGGCAGCGATAGGCCCGCTGCATGGTGATGATGTCCTCGATGATCTTGTCCGGCAGGCGCTTGCGGATACCGGCCTCGACCACGTCCAGGACGCCTGTTTCCCGATTGAACCCACCCACCAGGATGGCGCTGGGGTCGCGGCTGGAGCCTTGTTTACCCAGGGACGGGTCGCACGCGCCGTAGAACATCCATTGCGCCAGGCGGTTGACCCAGAACGTGATGCAGGCGGCGAAGGGGGCGTTTTCGCCCTGGACAGGGTCGTTCTGCTGTTCCGAGTCGAACGCCGAGTGCCCATCGCGGGCACGTTTCACCATGAGCTTGTAGAGGGGCTGCCCATCCGGCCAGCAGATGATCGCGCCGTCCTCCATGGCGGCAGCGCGCTCTTGGTAGAACTCCAGGGCGGCGGCCCCTTCGTCGTCCGAGTTGAGCAGAAGCTCTTCCCACTTCTCCCACAGGTCCATGCGGTGCGGCCATTCAATGATCGCCTTGAACTTGCGCCGCTTCCACAGTGGGTTTTTCAGCAGGCGCGACAGGACCGAGTCGTAGTGAAGGATGGTGCCGATGATGATGACGTCCATGGTGTCGTCGGCGGAGCCGAGGGACAGAACGGTTTTCTTCAGCCAGTTTTCCAGCTTGTCGCGCTGCTCCGGGCTGCGGACGTTCTCGTCGTTCTCCAGGTCGTCGCCGATCACTAGGTCAGGACGGTGCGGGCCGTGTCGAAGGCCACGCATCCGCTTGCCGGAGCCGAAGACCTGGACCTTGGCATCGTTCGCCGTAACGATGGTGCCGACCTGCCAGACTCGGCCCTTGCCGGCGCCCTGGGGGAAGTCGGTGGCCAGGCGCGGGTTGAACTCCAGCTCCGCCTTGATCGCCTCCAACATCGTGGCGGCCTGTTCGAAGGCATCCATGATGATCAGGGGGTAATGCTTGCGGCCGGTGAGTACGCACCAGATCACGAATATCTGGCTCACCAGGGTGGACTTGGCATTACCACGCGGCGCCGCAATGGCTTCGTGCTGGCCGTCCGGGTGGTCCACCAGCTCGGGTAACCGCTTGTAGAGGTAGTCGTGGAGCAGCGCGTTGCCGCGCTTCACGTAGTGCGGGAAGTAGGTCCGGGCGAAATACTCATAGTCCGCGCTAGCCCGTTCACGCCGGACGGCGCTGGCCTTCGGGTCGGGGTCGAAGCCTGCGACCTCGGCCTCGATCTGGCGGCGGAACTCTCCCGCAAGCTGGGCGATGTCCGCCAGGAAGTCTCTGGTGCTACCCTTCATGGGTCGATTTCTCCCCAGAAGGAACCTGGTCATGATGGACTGGATTGCTGGTGCCTACGGCGGCATCAAGGCGGCCACTGACATTACGCAGAGCATGCTCACGCTCAAGACGGATGCGGCTGTAACGACCAAGGTGGTCGAGTTGAACGGCGTGCTGCTCGGGCTGCAATCCCAGTTGAACAGCGCCCACGCGGATCAGACGACGTTGACCCGCCGCATAGGCGAATTGGAAGCCGAAATTGCTCAGTTCAAACGCTGGGAACAGGAGAAAGAGCGCTACCAGCTCCACCAGACGGAAGCGGGTGGACTTGTGTACCGCATAAAGCCAGAGGTTCAAGGCACCGAACCTCTGCATTACATATGTGCCGACTGCTATCAGAAGGCGGTCAAGACCATCCTTCAGCCGGGGGACGAAGGCTACTACAAGGTTCTGAAGTGTCATCCATGTGGCTCCTCTGTTCGGGCTCAAAGGATCGAATCCAGCGCCACGATGGTTATGTCCACAGGGCGCCGCACCGATTGGGATGGCTATTGAGCTATCCCAATTCCTTCGCAATCACTTCTCCAAACGGCTCCAGCACCTCGGCGAATGCCTGGGCGTGCTGCGGGAACCGCTCACGGATGAAGCTGGCCAGGCGCTGGAGCACTTCCATCGCGGTGGCCAGCGCTGATGTCTCGGGCAGAACACGCTTGGACGCGCTGACCGTCTTGTTGTAGGCGTCGGCCAGGCTGGCGAGCAGCTGCACCTTCACGGCGGGCTTGATTTCCGCGTCTACCTGGACGGCCTCCATGGTGGCCTGGAACTGAGTCACCAGGCCGGCCAGCACCTGGCGCGCCACGTCCTCCAGTCCGCCACCGGCCAGCAACTGCGCCGATTGCGCCTTGTCCCAGTCGTCCCCCTCGGCTTCCGCCTGCTGTTTCCAGCGGCGAGCGGTGCCATAGGAGACGCCGAACATGGCGGCCGCGACCTCCAGGGACTGGCGGTCGAGGACGTAGGCGCGGCGCAGGGCGTCGCGGGTTTCCTTCGGGTGCGCCATGGACTACCTCAGATACCGAGCTTGATACGCGCCGCGAGCAGGCCGCAGGCAACCAGGCCACCCGCCAGCGCGCCGGCCGCCGAGCCGTACAGCACGGCCTTACGTTCGATCTGCGGGAATCGGTCCTCGAAGCGCTCCAGGCGGCCGTCGATGCGTTGCAGCAGTTCGAACTCGGGAGAGGCTTTCTTTTCGGTCATCGGATCAGTCCTTTTGAAGGTGCCGCACGGTGTCCCAGTGCAGGCCGGCGCAAACGCCGTATTGGTCGTAGAGTTGTTTGAGGGCAATTGCGGCGGCATCGGGGCTGTCATCAGTCACCGCCACTGGGGTCGGGCACGGTTGAGCCAAGGCCGCCGGTAGTGGCCTGGGAGGCACGTTGACGGGCGGTTTCGAGCTGCTGCATGACGCCAGCAGGAAAGCGGCAGGCAGCGCGATCAGCAGCGGTTTCGGCCAGGGCATGGCGAAGCTCCCGAGTAGTTTGTTGGTCGCTGTCGGCCCGCTGGGCCAGGCGCTGGAAAAGAGCCGCGCTGGTGTCCTGGACCGTCTTCAGTTGTGCCGCCGATTGCTCCAGGACGTCGCGATATGCGCGGGTCTGTGCGTCGGCGCAGGCGGCGCGCCCATCGGCCAGGCCAGCCTCGCGACCGCCCCACCAGCCGGCCGTCCAGACCATCACCAGGAGCACAAAGACAACCAGGCCGACGCGCCAGGTCATGGCGATTTCTCGACGCTGAGCTGGACCTGGTAGGACGCAACGGTCTGCATGAAGCCGTAGGCGAACGCGCCGCCCAGGCCATAGGCGAGGCCTGCGGCACCAATTGCCATGAAGGCCAGAATCACGACGCGGGCCAGCAGGTCGCGGAGATAGAGGCGTATCCAGAGCCATCGGTTGGCCGGGTCTTCACGGCAGATCGCGAACAGATCGCTGAGGCTGATTCCGCTGGGGCGTTGCATCACAGCACCTCCCGCACGGCCTGGGCGATCTGCTCGGCGCTGTAGGGCTGCTGCCCGTTTTCCTGGTGAATGATGGCGGTCACCAGGGCGACCAGGGTGGCCTGGTCCAGGTGCAGGCTGGCCTGCGGCGGAACTCCCATCGCTCGGGCCACGGCCGAGGCATACGCGCGGGTGTTGTTCTCGTTCGACGGCGCCCAGCGTGCGATCAGCGATTCGACGGTGCGCAGGCCATAGACCTTGCGGTAGTTGAGCAGCAGCTTGGCCAATGCGCGGGTGCCGTTATGCGCCGTGTCGAAACGACAGAAGCGCGGCTCGATCTGCGGGTCGTGGGGGAGTTGACCCTGCCAGTTGTTGCGTGCCGACCAAACGATGTTGCCGGGGTTGTTGTTGCGGATGCCGCGAGGTTGAAGGGCCATCAGTTGTTCTCCAGTTTGCGTTTTACCCACTGGGCGAACGCGCCCAGCCATGAATCGCCGTCCCGCTCAAACAGGCGCAGGGCCGCCCCGATCAGCCACCAGGCAGGCAGACCGGCAATCACCAGGAGCGGAGCGGAAACGAACAGCAGGCCGACCGCTGGCTCCAGCTGGTAGAGCCCGGCCACCACCTGGGCCGACTCGAACAGCTCGGGGCGGTTGGAGTGCAGGTAAACCACCAGGATTGGGCCGAAGACGCTGGAGGCGACGATGGTGCAGAACAGCCGGGCGAACCCCTCTTTCATCGTTCGGGGCCACAGGACCAGGAAGCCCAGGGCTGCGGCCAGGGCGCCCGCGCTGATGTGGATTCCAAACATTTTCAGTAGCGCGGCGCTGCCGGCCGAGGTGGATGCGGGATCAGGCATTTGGTGCTTCCGTTGCGAGCGCTGCCCGAATTGCGGATAGGTGCGCATTGCCTACCTCCGGGGCGGACTTGGTGTAGTTGGATATGCGGAAATCGGTGTCGGTGACGCGGGGAGCAGGAGGCGGGCCGCGCCGGATCGACTCGGCGCGGTGGTCCATCATCTGGCGATACGCCTTGACCTTCGCGAAGGCATCCTCGACGTGCGCCCGAACAAGCGGCTGCCAGTTGACCGGGCAGGCTTCCAGCAGAGCGTTACGACGCTCGCGGCTGGGCTCGGCCAGGATGGCGGCGGCGTAGTCGCGGGGGCTGCGTAGAGACGTTGGGGGGCTGGATGTGCTCATGCCGCCATCGTGGCGGCGAGTGCGACGCAGGATTAGCGGAAGGGGTTCAACGACTGAGGCAGGGTCGGCGCGGAGACGCCGGCCGGGGCGTTGCGCCCCGGCTTAGTGGAACAGGGTGGATTGCTGCGGTGCCGGCTCGCTCGGCCGGTTGACAATCTCCCATATCCAGCGGTCGGACAGGTTGTACTGGCGGGCTAGATCGCTGAGCAGGCTACGGGCGGTTTGCCCATCACGCAAGCCCTGTTCGAAGCGCTCGACGATCTCCAGGTCGCGCCACCGTACCAGCGCCTTGTGGCAGCGAGCCACGTAAATTTCTTCGCCCCGATAGTGCGTGTGGAGCTGCTCCTCGATGTCGCTGCCCACCAGCTCGGCCAGCGCAGCCCGGCGCGCTTCGCCCCTCCGCGCCCGGCCCTCGGCTATCCGCCAGGACGTGCCGCCGAGCTGCTCGACTACAACCAGGGTGGCCGGCAGGCCGATGCGTCCGGCCATGTCGCGGACGGTATCCGGCAGCATGTCCTGGACCTCCCGAAGATCGACTTCAGACCTGCTCATGGCGGCTCCTGTCGATGATAAGCGCCTGCATCAGCCGGTAGAGCTGGCTGTCGTCCAGCCACTCGACCCGCTCGACCTGGAACATGCGCCGGGCCATGTGGTCGGCGTAGCTCCAGGGGCGATGGGCGCTGGCCAGGAGCGCGGTGATTTTGCGCAGCACGGTTTGCCGGTTTTGCGGCACTTTTGGCGTCGCCCGGCCTTGCCGGTTGCTCTTCGGTTTCCAGCCCAGGCGCTGGAGTTCGACCAGTACGTGGTCGATCTGGCGCGGCCCTAAGTCCTTGGCCGAGCGCACGCCCGCGACGCGAGCCAGCAATGCGCGATAGGTGTCATCGTCCATGCCCAGCTGGGCCTTGGCGATGTGGATTTTTGCGAGGTTGACGGCGCGTAGGCTCATCGCTTGGTCCTCCCTGGATGGCTTCTCTTTTGGATCAATTCGGCAAAACGTGACGCGTCACGCTCTGCAATTTCGGCAACGTTGTGTAGGAGCAAGGTGACCGCCTCGGCCGGCTCGGCGAAGCCCCCGGCCGCGCAGATCAGATCGAGTGCATCAGCCGTTCCCTGGTACATGTCCATGTTGAAGCGGCGGCCGCCCAGCGCAGCGCGGCGCAGGGCATCGCGCTCGCGCTTCGCCCGTTGGCGTTCCCGCGCCAGGCGGCGCTGGCGGTCTGTCTTGGTTTCGTTCGTCATGGGTGGCTGCTCATCAGTACCGGACCACCACGTCCGGCAGACCGTCCCGGCCAGGCCGGGGCGGTTTCGCTCAATGGACGGTGCGGCTCTTGGCCTTGGTGGAGTGGATTTCCTGTTGCGGTTCCTCGCCACGAGCGCGGCGTGCCAGGCACTCGTCGCAGGCGCAGGAAACGGCGTTACCAACTCCGTTCTGCTTTGCGAGTGCCTGGCCTAGGGACATCGTCGATTGCATAAGGGCGTAGGCGATCTTCGATGCTTCGGAGTCGTGCAGCGGCGGGCCTTGCATGGAGAAATCTATTCCGCCTTCGGTGTCGCTTAGGGTGATGGTGTATACGGCCATGGCTATGCCTCCTTCTGTGCGGATGCCTGCTTTTCCAGCTGGCGGATGCGGGTGCGAATTTTCTGCTCGACGATCTTCTGGAGGCCGGTGACCGCGAGCGCGGCGCGGCATTGCTCCAGGTCGAAGCCGGCAACGGCGCGGAGTCGGCTATCGACGTCTACGGCGCCGTAGCTCTGTCCGGGGTGATTGAAGGGGTTGGACTGCTGCATTTCACACCCCCAGCGCACGGAAGCCGGGCCGATCCTGCTGGCCCAGGGTCTGGATGTACCGGGCGATGGAACCCAGGTTCTCGCGGTCGGTGGCGTCGGGGCTCACACCCGGCACTCGCCGGGCGACTTTCTGGCCCACCTGGTGCGGCTCAGCGGTTGCAAAGACCGCCGCCCGCACGCTGGCCAGCTCGCCCACGGCAAGGGCGAAATAGCCCTCGCCTGGGTGCTCTTCCCGCAGCTCGATCAGGCCGTCGATGCGGCACATGGCGAACGTCTTGGTCATGATCAGAGCCCCTCCAGCAGCCGAATGGCATCGTGCGTGACCTGGGCCGGAGACTTCCGGCGAGCGCGTGGTGTAGCTGGGGCCGGCTCGGCCTGCGGCATGACCAATTGACTGGGGCGTACTATCGTCAACTCGACTTCCGGCACTTCGCCGACGGTGTACTTGAACCCAGCTCCAGAGGCGTAGTCGGCCTGAACCTCTGCGGCTCGACTCATGATGTCTATCAGCTTGAGTGCATCAGCCTGGGGTAACAGGAAGCGCTGATAGTCCAAGGTGACGATGCACAGCTGTTGCGCGCGGTTGCGGGCCATGTCACACGTCCTTGGAGCGCAGCCGCTCCAGCAGTTCGGCGGCATTGGCCGCTTTCTCCCCAGTGATCACAGCCACCAGGTAGTCCCGGCCGCTGTTCAACTCCAGATGGACGACGTCGAACAGGTCCACGTCGAGCCGCTCGGCGTCGTTCAGCAAGTCCAGCAGTGTGGTTTTCGGCCACTTCATTTCGGTCAGGACGCCCATTACTGCACCTCCGCTTCGAAAGGCACGATGGCGAAGTCTTCGATGCCGGAGTTCACGGTCAGCCCCGGAAGCCCCTGGACGGCCTCGGGTTCGTTGAGGATCGCTTCCTTGTTCACCTCTTGCTTGGTGCGGATGAAGCGGATAAGCCCTTTGCTGCGCAGCAGCTCCAGAACCGCATCGGCGCCGCGCACAGTCACGGACGGGGGACGGATGCGCCACTGGACCTCGCCGGTGGTGAGGTTCGCGTACTTGACCTTGTTGTTGTCGGTCAGCTCGGCACGGTTGGCCTCGCACCAGGACTGGACCCCGCCCTGGAGGACCGCCAGGCGCTTCTTCAAGTCTTCTGCCGGCTCCGAATAGCGCTCGGTGATCTGGCCGATTTCATCGTTCATTGCGGTTTCCAGTCGGGCCAGCTCGCGCTGGAGGTCGCCGATGTTCTTGATATCGCTGATGACTTGTTCGCGGGTCTGCGGGACGTAGACGGCGGCAGCGGATTTCAGACGTTTCTTCGGTGCCATGTTGGCGTTCTCCTGTTCAGTGAATTACGGGGTTGCTGCCGGCGAAGTCGCGGTAGCTGATCGGTTCGCTCCAGGCCAGGGTGATGCCCTGGAAGCGGGTGATGTAACGGGTGCTGCCGGCCGAGGCGTCGCGCTGGAAGCCCATCAGGTAGCCTTTCTCCAAGAGCTGGCGGGCGTCATCTGCGGCGATGGTCACGCGCCCCTCTGCCGGCTCCAGGCGATGAAGGCGGACCCCCATGCGCTGGAGCAGCCGGGCGGCGTCGTTGAAGGTGCGCAGGCTCCGGGCCAGGTCAGGCGTCAAGACTTTCAAGGGCAATGCGGTTCTCATGGCCTTGTTCCTCTCGTTTCATGGGGGCGGTATGCGGGTTGCGTGGACAGGCGCGGCACGCTTTCCAGCAGCGCATCGCGACGGGGTTGTTCAGCGGCGCCGGCCGCTGGAGGTACTCGCTGCACTCGACCGAGGTCACCGCCTCGCCCAAGGCCGGGCATTCAATACGGCTCAGCGCGGCCAGGACGCGGCGCTCGACGCGGATCGTCGAGGGCGACGGGTAGCGGTTGGCGAGGATGGTGCTGACGGTCGAACGGCTCATGCCGATTGCCTCGCCGGCCTTCGTCTGGCTGCTGCGGGCCACCTCGGCGGCCAGCAACTGGACGAAGACAGGCGGACGCTCGCCCCAGGCCGACAGATCGATTGCGCGTTCCATCAGCACCCCCACTGCCAGGCAATGAGGCGGCGGCCGAGCATCAGGGCATCACCGGCCAGGATCAGCAGCAGGCCGAGGGCCAGGAAGATGCCGATGGGGATCAGTGTTCGGCGCATGGCGGCACCTCCTGGCTCAGCAGTGAGGCCGCTCGGTCCAGGCGCTCCCCCTGAACGCGTTCCTGCATTGCAGCGGTTTGACGCTCAAGGTGATTGATAGCCCCCCGGTGCGCCTCCTGTTTCCAGGGATGGCTATCAGCGATCTTCCTTCCACAAGGATCGCTGCGCACGGAGGCAAGGGCCTGCTCCAGAGGCATTCCCTTGGCCAACCGCATGCGCACGGTGGCGGCGGTGACCTGGCCGAACTGGCTCACCAGCTCCGGCAAGGTGGCTGTTACACCAAACGCGGTGTAGCGGGTGTGTTTTGCCCTCGCGGCGCGCCTCGCCGCGACAATCGAGCGCAGACGCCCCTCTGTCATCGGACACTTGCGTCCCTTCTTCTCCTGGTCAGCGCGCAGGCGGTCCCACGACTGACAAGGAGGCACCCAGTCCATTTCTGGCAGGAGTTCCAGGAGTTCCTTGAACTTCCGCGACTGCATACCCAGGGCCTTACTCACGGCCCGACGACTGAACCCACGGCTCGCCATGTCGCGGATGTACTCCTCAATGTTCGTAGTGCCGCGAAAGTGGCTTGTGCTAGCCTTCGCGGCGCTACCGCCTTGCTGTGCATGCATTTGCATGGCTCCTCTCCTTCCGGGTGGTGGTAGGTGTCGAGGGGCGGCCACCCCTCGGCACCGTCTTCATCAGGGCCTCAGCCGCCTGATTCGTTGTTCTCTTCGGTATCCGCCACGCCAGCCTGGGCAGCGCCCCGCGAACGGCTCCGGTTGTGCTGGTACTCGCCGTGCGAACTCCACATGACCTGGTCCAGGTTCGGGTCGTAGACCTGGCGGCGCGTCTCGCGCTGGACGATGGGCGGCCGTGGACCGGTGTAGCGGCCCGGCTTGAGGGCGTAGTGGCGGCCGTTGCGGGTCAGGTATCCGGCGTTTTGGAGGTCGATGAAGTAGCGCTGAACGGTGCTGGGCGACACGGGCGTGCCCGAGGCCGCCACCGATGCGGCGATCTGTTCCGGGGTCGATGGGCCGAGGATTCGCAACGTCCGCCAGACCGCCTCGGTGGTGTAACCCTGCTGGGATGGCTTGCCATCGGCATTCAGGTTCGGTGCCTCGACGCCGTTGTCGCGGACCAGCTGGAAAACGACCTCTTCGCCGCGCTTGAATCCCCGGATCGCCTCGACGTAGCCGCCCAGGCGCAGGCAGGCGACATACTTCTCGACGGTCTTGTCGTGTTGGTTGGAGCGGCGCGCCACGCGGTAGACGGTGAACTCTTCGCGGTTGGCCCGGATGACTTCCCACATCTGCTGGCGGGGGCTCTTGCCCCCGACCATGGACAGGTGAGCCGGGTTTTTGCCCAGGCTCATTTCGAAGTCCTCGGGCTCGGGGCCGCACCGGTGTACAGCTCCAGGTTCAGGCGCTGGAGGTCGGCCAGTTCCAGCTCGCGCCGGCCCTGAACGGTGGCGGCCTCGGCCAACTGCTCCAGGTTCACCGCGACGCGACGGACAGAGCCCAGGGACTTCTTCACCAGGTGCGCGAGCAGATCGTCAGCGATAGCCACTCCGGGGCTGTAGACCGGCGCCAGGTTGCGGGCGTCCTCCAGGGACACTGGCTGGGCCGGAACCCAGCTCAGAACGCGGCCATGGAAGCGTTCGTACTTCTTGAGCTTGGTCGGCAGCATTTCCTCGCCGATCAGCAAGATGGAGGCTTGGCTGGACTCGTACAGATCACGAATCAGCTCGACCTGGCCAGCGGCGACCAGGTGGTCCATTTCGTCGATGATCAGCGGGCGGCCGCTGGCGGCCAGTTCCTCGGCGATCTGGTCGGCCATTTCCGGGATGGTGCCGGCCGGCTTGATGCCCATTTCCCCCAGGATCGACTTCAGCGTGTGCTTGCGGGTCCAGACGCTTTTGGCTTGGACGTAGTAGGCGCGGCGGCGATTGGCGACCCAGGCGGCCGAAACGGATTTGCCGAAGCCGGACGGGCCGTAGAAGCAGACCAGGCCGGGCAAGGTTGAGGTACGCGACAGCGCTTTCTCCAGGGCGATATCGCAAAGGGCGATGTTGGCGATGTCGGCCATGCCGCTGGCCAGTTGGGTGGTTTTCGGGGTGGTCATGAATACAGCTCCTTTCATGCTTGCCGCTGCTGGGCGGCGAATTCTTTGGATTTGGGGTAAACCTCGAACCACTGGGCGGCGTCCGGCTCGATGGGTTGGCCGGAGCGCTGCCGCTCGGCCAGCTCGCACCACTGCCGGTAGCGCTGGGCGGGAGCGGTCGGCAGGGTGAAGACCTGGGCGGTGGTGGCTTGGGCGGTGGCTGCGGCCGGGCGCGGTTCGTCGATCCGTTCGGCCTGCATTTCGAGGGTCGCGGCGCTGCGCGACCGGAGTTGCTCAGGGGTGATCGTGCCGAGGCCGGGGATGGACAGCGGCGCATCCATTTCCAGGGCATACCCGCCGTCACGCTCGGCGCGAATCTCGTCGAGGTGAGCCAGGGCGCGCTTCTCGCGGGCCTCTGCGCGTTTCTCGCGGGCACGCTCGACATACGAAGCCGGCATGTAGTCGCGGCTGTTGCCGTTCAGCTCTGCGGTGCAAAGGAAGCGGCCCTCGCCGTCGTAGACCCACACCTTGCTGGCGTCGTGGATGTCGTAGCCCACGGCCACCTGGTCGCCGTGGAATTCCTCCAGCTCGCGGGCGAAGTAGCGGTTGCCGATGAACTCCAGTTCGCAGCGGCGGACGGTGCGCAGCACCTGGGGTCGGAACAGCGGCCGGGCCTCGTCGTCGGTGACCCGCATCGGGCTGAAGCCATCGGCTTCGTGCAGCGCCCACGCTTCGTTGGGGGTCATGTGCCGGCGGCGACCGGTGTTCGGGTCAACGATGCGCGGCAAGCTGCTGTGCGGCCGGTCGTTGTACTCGGCAATCTGCTGCTCGCAGAACGCGACAAAAGATTCCCAGGACATCAGCGGCATGGTGCCGCCCTTGGCAATGGCCCGGCGAGTCAGCTTGAAGGTGGCCAGCTTGGCCTGGCGGTCCATGTCGGCGCCGATGTATCCGGGCAGTTCCTTGGCGGCCCGAATCCACAGGCTCTGGTGGACGCGCTCAATCACGCCCCGCGCCTGGCTGTTGTAGGGCAGGCTGTTTTTCATGTCGATGCCCAGGCGGCCCATAAGGCCGACCGCCTCGTCGCGCATCATGTGGTTTATGTAGCCTGAGCCGTTGTCCACGTAGAAGATGGCCGGAATGCCGCCCTTGGTGCAGGCGTCGCGCAGGGCATCGACAACCACCAGGGCCGACTCGGCCAGGCCGGTGGACCATCCCGGAATTCGACGGGTACGGATGTCGATGATGGTGGTGATTTCCGGCCGGAAGGGCCGGCCGTGCATCGGGTGCTGGACCTCGGCGTCGAACGTGTGGCCGTCGCAGGAATAGACGTCGGTCGGGAGCAGCTTGGTGAAGTCGCGGCGAATGAACGGGCGCAGTGCCTTGATTTCATGCTCACCCATGCGCCCGACCTCGCGGCTGACGTTGCCGACCTTGCGCAGGAACGCATAGACCTGGTCCAGGCTGGGCATTTGCCCCTGCCAGTGCTTCTCCAGCAGTGCATGGGCAGCGCGGGCGCTGCGCTTCTCCGGCCCCTGGTAGATCGTCATGAATGCCGGCGCCCAGTCGGGAACGCTCATGTCCGGGCGGCGGACCTTCGGCACCAGGGCGCCACGCTCGGCTTGGTCCAGGAAGCGCTCCAGGCTGCGCACGCTCGGCAGGCCATCCGCGCTCGGGCGGCCGCGAGGATCGCGGGCCATCTTGAGCATGGCGAGCAGTTGCGGCTCGACCTGGCCGAGGCGCGCCATGTCCAGCATCAGGGTGATGGAGCGTTTCCGGCTGTAGCCGGTGCGGGCCATCATCAGGTCCAGGGCGTGCAGCACCCCCTGGCGGGCATCGGCGACCAGCTGCTGGCGGTTGGTTTCGACCAGGGCCAGTTGCGTCTCCTGGCGGACCACCTTGGTGGCCACCTCGCCCAGGGCGGCGTTCAGCAGCGCGGCGCGGGTTTCCTTCGGCAGGGCCGAAATGTGGTACTCGATAGCCTTGGTGCCGACGCGACGCTGGCTGGTCCAGCCCTCCCTCTTCGCGCGCAGTTGAATAGCTCGATCAGTCGAGCCGAGGCCTGGCAGGCCGGCGAGCTGCTGTGCGGAGAACCATTCACTCATGGTCGCCTCCGTCGCCCTGGGCGGTCGGACGTACGAACCAGCCACTGCCATCACATTCGCGGCAGACCTCGCCGACACAACCGTCGCCTGAGCCGTCACATTCGGAACATGCGTAACCGGCTGCCGGATCGGTTTCATACCCGCAGGCGCAAAGGTCGCCCGGCATCAGTTCCTGTTCCCCACACGCTGGGCACTCGATAGCGAGAGGCCTCCCGTCAACTGAGTCCTCCTGCGTTACCGCTTCACGCTGAGCGACCAGGGCTCTGCCAAGGTCAAGGGCGGCAGCGGTGAGCCACTCGCGAGCATCCGAAAATGAGCCATCGGCGATGGTGTCTTGGTTCGGCCCTGACTCCTTAACTGCATTCCAGAACTCGGTGGCGTTCCGCAGGTTGTCGAGCAGCGGCTTGAGGTCGATGTTTGTCATCACGGCTCCCCCAGGATTCGTTTCAGCTCACGCGCCTGCCGGCTAGCTTCCTCGCGGGTCCGCTCCAAGCGGCCCAGCTCGGCGAGCAGTGCGTCTCGGCCATAGGCCACGCGGCCGCCCCGCACATCGACCAGCCAGTTGGTCAGCAGGTGGCTCGCGCAGACGTCCTCCAGGAGGGCGGCGCGGTAGAAAGGCAGGTTGTGATCAGCTCGGGCGGGACTCGACCAGGCGTCGAGCATGTTCTTGCTCACGTCATCGCCAGATAGGCGCGACATGCGGGCGGCGACCTCGTAACGGTCAAGGTCGCAAGCCTTCAGAATTTCGCTGACCAGCTCGCTGACCTGGGCGGCGTAGTTGCACTCACCGGGTATAGCGCGAGCTGGCTGCGGAACATCGAAGATGTCCAGGGTGCGGTCGTCTTTGCGGCGGGCCATGTTCAAGCCCCCGCGTCGGCTTTACGCTGCGCTTGGTCAGCGTATCTGGTATTTTTCCCGGATCGGCATATGACACTGTCATATGCCTTGAGGGTTTCCGAACGATTCGGCCGTTGCCGCTTCGGATTCTCGTCGTCGAGCCAGCGCTCAGGCCACAGCACCAGGGGGCTGAGGTCGAGCACGGCAGCGATGGCGCGCTCTACCCGAGGGTAGGGGTTCAGCTTGGCGTTTTTGACTGCCGGGCTGGAGACGTCGAGGGAGCGGGCCACCTCGGCCAGGGACGATCCCCTGGCGCGGAGTTGGTATTTGATCCACTCCCAGCGGACGTTGTTGTCGCGTGGGATTTCGGTTCTGTTCATGCCTACGTTCCATTTCAGCCGCCATGCAGGGCGACTACTTGGGTTGTCTAACGTGACTTAGGGCATAAACATAGTCGTTTTCGGAAGACCAATCAACCGAAAACGGAATTTCGTTTGCTGAATTTCGGCATTCGAGGTTCTGAAATTGACCATATCGTTGATTTGTATGGTTTTTTTCGGAATACGAAATCAGAAACCTAGTTTCGTCCAGGTTTCGTATTCCTCAGGTGAGAAAGCGAAATGACAGACAGCCTTGCGGCCCGCATTCGTGAGTGCGCAAACATAGTCGGAAACGGTGATAGCCTCGCCCGGAAAACGGCTATCCCCCGAAGCACCTTGGAGGCTTACCTCACAGGTGATAGCGAGCCAAAGGCATCCCGCTGTGCGGCTATAGCGGAGGCGGCAGGCGTATCCTTGGATTGGTTGATCGCCGGCAAACAGAGTGCATCGGGGAGTACGGGGGGCGAGTCGCCAGAGGCCGCTAGCCCAGCGGGAGCCCCCGACTATGCCTACATCCCGTTGTATGACACGAAAGTAAGCGCGGGACATGGCTCCTGGACAGAGGGAGCCCGAGAACTGACGAAGCTGGCGTTTACCAGGTACAGCCTGAGAAAGAAGGGGCTCGACACCGCTAACCTCTCAGCTGTCCGCGTTGGCGGCGACTCAATGGAGCCGTTGTTGTCCGATGGGGATACCGTCCTGGTTGACCACTCGTATCGAGAGGTACGGGACGAGGCTGTTTACGTCATCCGGCTCCAGGATCACCTGTATGCCAAGCGCCTACAGCGTAGGTTTGACGGATCGATTGCGATCATAAGCGAGAATCGGGCGTACACAGAAATGACTGTGCCCAAAGAGCAGTTGCAAGACCTGGATATTGTCGGGCGCGTGGTTTGGGCCAGCTATTGGATGGTTTGA